AACGATGCTCCCGTGTCAGTCGGCGAGACATTTGAAGTCGCTCTCATGATGAGCGCAGCAACCACACCACAACGATATCTGGTCGCAGATATTATCTTTGGTTGGGATGAAACAAAATTAAAATTTATTGATGTTAACCACACAGGATCTCACCCTATGATTTGGGTTCCTCCGAGTGGTATGCCTTGTCCTACTCCCTACACCACATGCGCTGGCATTGGCGGAGATTATACAGGCATCAACGAATCTATCCCACCAGCGGATGGAGATGGTTTATATTACGGATACGGAGAGTTGGGACAGGTTTTCATTGTTACCGCTCCTGTGCAGATTGTACGCTTTGAATTTGAAGTAATTGCTCCGTTCACCACCACCGAAGTACAGATACTTCCCGAAGTCACGACATCGTTTGTCAATAAGACTGTAATTTATGGAAGTTACATTCCAGGTCTTCCCGTCACAGGAACCCTGACAAATGCTGTCATTGAAGGGGTATCCCTCACAGGTGATATCAACGGAGATGGTGTAGTCGGTCCTGCGGATCTCGCAGAACTCATGGGTAATTGGGGTGCAATCGGAGCAACCAAGAATCCTTGCGATCTCAACGGTGATGGTGTTGTCAACGGTACGGATTTGGCAATATTGTTCGGTAACTGGACAGGATGAAAAAGGCCTAGGGCAGAAAAAAAGCGTGGGCGAGAAAGTGAAAAATCTTAACATTGCTTTAATGATTGTTAAGATAGATATTCATCTATGAAAAAGCATCTAGAAAAAACATTACATAAATATTTTCGCAAGTTTAAACACCTTTATTACGCAACTCTAGAATTAATGCAAACGGAAATCATATAAATTTGAGATTTTTCTCTTGACAGTATTTTTTCCTTTGTTATAATCACTGTGTGGGCCATAAAGAAAAGATAAGCCTAAGACCTCTTTAAGACCGAGAAGGGAGGGATAATCTCATGGATGATAATAAAATTGCATTAAATGATTCCATTGAACCTGTGGAAGAGACAAAACCAACTACTGTAGACATTAATTATGAAAACGCATTGCAAGTTCTAATCGAAGAACTTGAAAAAGCAGGAATCTGGGAAAAGAATATGCGAGTAAAAGTAGCAGTAAAGATTCTTTCTGCAAAACTTCTTCTCCAAGAGTCTAAAATTAACGAAGCATTGGCAATACTGATGCGAAAAGATGGATAATAAAAGATAACCCCCGTGGAGTTCGGGGGTTTCTTTGTTTTAGGTCTCTTTATTTTTGTTGTTAGGAGACTACTTTGATATGTGGTGAGTGTCCGTGAGGAACAATAAAGGTTTGTCCTGCTACTCTTACCACGGAAGAGTCTTGTTCATGTGGATTTGCATGAATTCTTGCGCGATATATTTCGTGATGAACTTGTTTTGTAATCGGATCATGTGGTTTTTTACCGAGGAATCCAAGCAACTTGTCCTTGATCATTGCTTCGTGCTTGTCGTTTTCCATCTTTGCTTCATATTCGTCTGCGCCTGGCATTTCTTCTGCTTGTGGCCCGATGTCAAAGTCATCGTATTCGCGTTCTGCTGCTTCAGAGAATGTATGACGGCCGTTTCTGCACTCATTTTCTGCTGCTTTACGATCATAATCCTTTGCATCCATGTAGAATTGAACGCAATCTTCCATATCTTCGAAAGATTTTCCTTCTTTAATGTCAAATTCACCCATTTTTTCAAGACGATCAAACTCTGCTTGAGTTAATTCACCTTTACGAACCAATTCTTCGTGATGTTTTCTCTTTTTGGCAAGATCTGCGCGCATATTTTCTCTATTTTGCGCCATTGGATTGCCATATTTTGCTCCAATAGGATCAAGCATTGCTCCTAATTGCTTTTTATAAGCAGCAATCTCTTCGGGAGACATATTTTCATAAATCTTTTTTGCTTCTCTAAATGGATTGTGATCATACATGGGTAAATTTCCTTTTCTTGAAATATTTATATTACTAAATAAGTGTGGTCGCGCAGTTTTAGCAACCAATCCTCGCACTATTTCATTGTAGTCGGGTCTTGGAGACAGTGCCACCCCCATAAAGAGGGCAGTCATTACGCTATTCTTGCGTTTAGGAATTTCGCTACCTGTTGACCGTTAGGGAAAACGCCGAACACTTCACAGTTCGGTGTTTTTCTTTATAAATAGTTGTATGAAATTCGGAGAACTCATACAACTTCTAGAAGGCGAAGAAGTCCCTGCTATTGTAAAGCGACTTCGTTCTCAATTAAAAGCAAAGGGAATGAATGCTGGTCAAGCGGCCGCTGTTGCAAATAAAACTTTACAGAAGAGTGGTGTGCTTAAAAAGGGAAGCATGACACTTACTGACAAGGGAAGAAAGCGTCAAAAGATGGGTGCAGCAGGTCGTGCAAAGGATCGCGCAGCACAGAGATCTGGAAGAAGTACAAAAGAATATGTCTATAGTAAAAAGACTAATAGAGCAACCTTGAAGAAGGACTAATCATGGCAAAAGCAAATAATTGGAATGATGATATTTTAAAACAATATCTTGATGCTGGTGAAGATTTTGGATTCTCTGCTGTAAATCAAGATGAATTGAATGGTATGCTTACCCCTCAGGCGAGTCCTGAGATTGATGCCATCAAGGCAAAACTTGACATGATTCTTGAATTAAATTCTACATGTGAAGGTGCATTGCAAGTCAAAGCACAATATGATGAGTTGCTTAAAGCACGAATGCAAGAAATAGAAAAAAATATAATTCCTCTTTTGTTAAATTTAAAGAAGAACGGAGAGAAAGATTATATTTTTTGGCCTGGTAAACAGAGACAGGCACAATGCGATTTGCAAGTTCAAAAATTATTGAACCTTACTCGCGCATCCCTTTAAACTTCGGGATGACCTCTTTTATTTGGTTTTAATTTACCACGATACGGATTGATTTTATTTCTTTCCGCCTTTTGTACTTGTGCCACTCTTTCACGATGATGGCCTGGTGGTAATGCATCTGGACTCGTTCCTAATTTGCCTAAAATCAAATGAGGTGAGTCTGGTAAATTTTGTTCATTGAATTGTTTAAAAGATTTCATGATAGTAGTATTTATGATTTAAAAAATCTGTAGCTTTCAAAGCCGCCACTCTGTTAAATACTATTGTAATGTAGTACAACTTCATAAGGAGGCAGATATGCTAACAAGTATTCCCGCTCAATTAACGATGGATGTCGTGAGTGGTAAGTGTCATGTTTTTAGACACGGTAAAACAGAAAGCATATATTGTGCGGATAATGCGTTTGAAGCATTAAACTATATTGCCACAGAAAATACATCATTTAATATTTCTGATATTGCTTCTCTTTGGATAGATATAGAGTCCTACGAAGCAATGGTTACAGGCATGAAACAACAACCAAATTTATTTGGTATGTGTGCTTGACAACCGAATAGGGAGTGATACAATGTATAGTATGAACAACAACCACCTTAGGTCTGATAATTCGGATTACTCTTGTTCTCTCATGCAAGATCCGTATAAGATGCAATATCTTGCTTGCTTGCACAAGTTTGATACAAAAGAAATACCAGATGGTTACTCTGTTGATGAAATCGAACAGATGATTGAATTTTTGATTAGAGTTCAGCAAGAACTTAAATTTAAAAATAATTGTTTGATGACTCCTCCTTTATACTCAGGAACAATTGAATAAATTATGCGTATCGAAGACGATGTGAAGCTGGATTACAGCGATGTTCTTTTGCGTCCAAAGCGCAGCACTCTTTCAAGCAGAAGTCAAGTAGCACTAGAAAGAAGTTTTCACTTTCGTAACGGTGCTGCGTGGACAGGTATTCCAATTGTTGCCGCAAACATGGATACCGTTGGAACCACGGATATGGCAGATGCTTTATCTGAACATAAAATGTTGACATGCTTGAGTAAACATGTTGATATGCAACAAGATGAAATTTCATATTCTACTTCTTACTTGAATAATGTTTCATTCACAATGGGAATGGATCAGACGAGTAAAGAAAAAGTTTATAAACTTCTAGAATTTTATCCTGATGTAAACTTCATCACACTTGATGTTGCAAACGGATACATGGAATGTTTTGTTGATCTTGTAAAGGAAGTAAGAGAAACATGGAAGAACAAAATAATAATTGCGGGAAATGTGGTAACGGCGGAAATGACGGAAGCACTAATCCTCGCGGGTGCGGATATAGTAAAGGTTGGAATCGGCCCAGGAAGCGTATGCACGACTCGCAAACTGACGGGAGTGGGGTATCCTCAACTTTCGGCAGTAATAGAGTGCGCCGATGCAGCACACGGCCTGGGCGGACACATCATGGCGGATGGTGGGTGTACCGCAGTAGGTGATATTGCTAAAGCATTTGGTGGTGGTGCAGACTTTGTAATGCTTGGTGGTATGCTTGCAGGACATGACGAATCTGCGGGTGAAACGATTACCACACATAGTGGAAAGTATAAAACTTTTTATGGTATGTCATCCGATACTGCAATGGATAAGTATCATGGTGGTGTTGCCAAGTATCGCGCATCCGAAGGTAAGACAGTAATTGTTCCTTATCGTGGAAGCGTACATGGAACAGTACAACAAATTCTAGGTGGAGTTCGTTCTGCTTGTGCATATGTTGGTGCGGAACGACTCAAGGATTTACCAAAGTGTACAACTTTTGTTCGTGTTAATCGTCAATTGAATACTATTTTTGGAAATGAAGATCAGGGAAATCACATTAAGGGCTTGACAGGGATTCAATCTTGTGCTACAATGGTGTAAGTCAAGTGAGAACGAGTAACGAAAAACTAAACGGAGACTTCAGATGTATATTAAGTAACTGTTAGATGATTATATTATATTGTTATATTATTATACTTCGCGTACTTGATGCAAATGCGGATGGTACGATCAGGGTGCAGACGAGCGAGTTTGTTCCCTTGCAACTAAAACGAGAATGTGACGGTTGCGGAAGTCTTTGGAAGAGATTCTTCCAGTGTATTGGCTCTGTTTACGGATCATCCCATACACTACTAACCGTTTAGGGTTTACGGATAACCTCTCTCAACTTTGTACAGAACCGTACACTGTTGAGAACAAAACCGTTTAACGCCTCTATAGCTCAGTTGGCAGAGCATTCGGCTTTTAACCGATAGGTCGCAGGTTCGACCCCTGCTGGAGGCACTTCAATCGTAGAAACCAAACAACTGTAATGGTGGGTTGTGCGGTTTCATCCTAGTGAAACACCATCGAAGGAATTTGTCATGTCTACTACAATGACGAAGAAGAAGTCGGTTATTAACTATCTCGCCTCTGGTCGCAGTCTCAATCAGGACCGTGCAATGGATTTGTTCGGAGTTCGTAATCTCCGCGCAACCATCAGTGATGTTCGTGAGCAGGTCGAGCGTTACGGTAACTGGCGTATTGTCCGCACCGAAGGCCGTGACGGTAATGCCCGTTATAGCATGAAGCGCGTTCAACTTGTTGATCCCGCTAACTTTACTGTTGGTGGTCGCAAGCGTTCACGCCGTTCACGCTAAATAAAACAGGTGGAAACACCAAAGGGGGTGGAAACACCCCTTATCTTTTTCCCGATAGCTCAGCAGGTAGAGCGTGGAGCTGTTAACTCCAATGTCACTGGTTCGAACCCAGTTCGGGAAGTTATGAATATTTTGTTTCTTGATGATGATGAGTTTCGTTGGAATAAGTTTCGTAATCAAAATCCTGATGTGAATGCTACATGGGTTTCTAGTTATGATGCTGCTGTTGGTCTTCTTAAGACGACAGACACTTCTTTTGACATTGCGTATCTAGATCACGATCTAGAGTTTTATCAACCAACGGGAATGGACTTTGTAAAGTATCTTGTCAATAATAAAATTAAGATTGATAAGGTGCTTTGTCATAGCATGAACCCCGAAGGTAGAGCAAATATGGTTGCAATGTTATGGGGTAACGGGTATAATGCTCTCAACATGCCATGGGCATGGGAATATAAGGTAGAAAATGTCCTCCAACAATTTTAAGTTTAAGGCAAGATACGGTTTGGACAGAACAGTAACCAAACTGGACGAAGAAACCTATACAGTTGAAGGTCCTTCATTGTATAGTCGTATGGCTTCGTTTTCTCAAGAAGAGATTGATAAAGATCTCTCTCTTGCCAACAAAATATCAATGTATGATTTTGAAGGTGGTCCTTGTTTTTTTGTTGGTGGATATTTTATGCAACTTCCACCTTCTATGTGGAATGATAGAGTGCATATGCCAATCGTTAGAGAACTAAGAGCCTCTTCTACAGAAGAAGGACACTCTAAAGTAATGATTAAGGTAATCAATGAAAAACACTTACCAAAACCCATTTCTAGTTGATGAAGACAGTCTTATTGCATTAAATATTTTGATGCAACAAGAAAAAAATTCAGTAGATCGAACAAGACATAATATTTTTGAAAAAGTTAGAAAAGAAATATCAGAACTAAGACTAGAAGTAGAAACACTTAAAGAAGAAAATTTGTCGTTGCTAGGAAAATTACCATGAGCGAATATAAGATTCTTGAACTTGAAAAACAAATTAAAAATCTAGAACAACGAATAGGCAATGCATGTGTACTTCTTTGGGATTATGATGGTTATTATAATCCTAATACTAAAAAAGGAGATGCTGTTGCTTTAGCAACACTGATTGACGAAGCATTTATTATTCTTCAAGGAAAACATTGGTCTGCATTACCCGAACCAATGCCTGAAGAACATCACGATATTGAAGAGTAATTTTATGGACAGATGGCAGAGTGGTCTAATGCTGCGGTTTACTAAACCGCCGATGGTTCTAGAAACCATCCGAGGGTTCGAATCCTTCTCTGTCCGCTTTTGGAAGGTTGTCCGAGTGGTTGAAGGAGCAGCATTGGAAATGCTGTGTGCGCGTAAGCGTACCGTGGGTTCGAATCCCACATCTTCCGTTATACATACAATGCAACACCCATTCAACGCTTTATAAGGTTGAGATTCTAGCTTTAATAAAAGGAGAATAAAAATGAAAAAGTACGGTTATAATTTTGAGTTTGAAAACACTATTCTTAATAAGTTAATTGATGATACATTTAATACAAATCATGTAGTCTACGGAGACATGCTTTGTGGAAATGCAAAGAAGGCAGGAAGAGATTTGATTACCCAATCAATTATTTCCAGCGGAGATAAGTCCGATACCCGATATCCACACTACAATATTGTGGAAATTGGTGAAAATAATTGGGTGATTGATATTGCTCTTGCAGGATGGGATAAGAGCAACATTAATGTCGAAGAGAACGACGGATATCTTGTTGTTAGTGGTAAGCAACCCGAAGATACAAATTTAAAGTATATTCATCGTGGTATTGCTCTTCGCTCATTCAAGAAGTCCTTCAAGTTGACCGAATGGATGGTAGTACGAGGAGTAACCATGCTCAATGGTATTCTTAGTATTAACATTGAATTGGTTGTCCCCGAAGAGAAGAAACCAAAGAAATTTAATATTGGTTAATACTTGATGGGTGTTGCACGGGGATTAGCTCAGTTTGGTAGAGCGCCTGCTTTGGGAGCAGGAGGCCGCAGGTTCAAATCCTGTTTCCCCGATTTTGCTACTTTAGCTCAATGGCAGAGCAGTGCTTTTGTAAAGCACAGGTTGCTGGTTCAAGTCCAGTAAGTAGCTTTGATAGGAGATTATTATGGAAGGTTCACATGGTGCAGGAAAAGGTGATACATACCGTAAAGTAGACTATCAGAAATGGTCTGATAATTGGGATGCAATCTTTAAACCTAAAAAGAAAGTGAGTAATGATGAAAGTCCAACTAATCGTGCTAAAGACAGGCGAACAAATAATCGCAGAGTACCAAAGTCAGGTAAATGAGTTTGGTCAAGATGGAGTTTTTCTTAAGAAACCCGCAATTCTAGTTCCCGCAGGGGAAAAAGGAATCGGTGTTGCTCCGTGGATGCCATATACAAAGGCTCAACAAGGAGTATTCCTTAAGCATGAAGCAATTAACTTCATGGTAGAACCAGTTGATGAATTGAAGAATCATTATACTGGCTCGTTTGTTGGTGGACTCGTTGTGCCAAGCAGCGAAGTTGCTACACCTCAACTGCAATTAGCAGAATAAATCAAGAGCAGACTTGACAGATCCCCTAGTGTGTTGTATACTAGGGGATATCTGTTTCCGTAGCTCAGTTGGATAGAGCAACAGCCTTCTAAGCTGTGGGTCAGTGGTTCGAATCCACTCGGAAACGCTTATGATTGATGAATTCGTAACCGATGCATTTCCGTTGTGTCTTCAGATTAATCGTCAAAAGAAGCATATTTCTCTTGTGATTCATAAGAAGAGAATTATTGCAGTTGGGTTTAATCACTTCAAGAGTCATCCAAAAGCGAAAGAACTTGGATATACTTTTGATGAGATGCATTCAGAACTAGATGCATACCGAAAGATTCCAAAGAATCTTTTGGGTAAGAAGTTGATCCTTGTAAATGCAAGGTACAATAAGTTTGGTCAAATGCGAATGTCCAAGCCGTGTGTAACTTGCGAGTCATGGTGTCGTGAAATTTTTAGTAAGATTTACTATACCACCGATGATGGTATTCGTAAACTGGAGATCTGAACATGTATCGTTTGTTTATTGACATTCCTCTTCCACTTACACAAGAAGATGCCATTAGCACTGGACGGATGATTGTTCAAATGATTGAACAGCAGCATGCCGCTCTTCGTTCTATGAATGTTGAGCAGGTCAACTATCGTCTTGGTCACGATGAAGATCGCCAGAATCGTAATTATTTTGTAATTAACGATATGGGACATGCTTCTACGAAGAAGAGTAAGATCTCTCTTGACAAGCACGAAGAAGATGCTATACTAGACTAACAACACGGGATGCGGGAGGTCTTGGTTATCTCAGTTCGACTTATAATCGAATAAGACTAGGTTCGATTCCTAGGCATCCTACTTATGACAAACACAATGACAAATTCTAACTTGACAAGAAGCGCAGAGATTGATATGATGCAGAACGCATCAAACATGACCATCTATGTGGTCAAGTTTTTTCAGGGAGATTGTGTCTCCCATACTGAAGTGTACTCGTCGTACACTGCCGCGGAGAATGCGGTGACAGGTTGGTACAAGAGTGATAACAACTAACAAAGGAGTTAACATGTCACTATTTAATTGTTTGGGTGGTTTTTCGTTCCGTACTTTTGCAATTGCAACTATTGTTGCTGGTCTTTTTTCTTGGTTTGTTGTCCACAACACTGATGCTACCGTTTTCTTCGGTATCGCAGCATTGATCAGTCTTGTGGTTCATACTCAGAGTAAGTCCGTTGAGGATCGCTTTGATGCTGTTTATCGTCAAATGGACGACAACCATACTGCTCATGAGCGCACCCATGAAGCACTTTATCGTTATGTCGATGATCGTATTGACGAAGAGTGCCCGAAGAGTAAGCGATAAACCATTCACCCGTTGTACCGTGGGATAAAACGGTACACAACTTGCTCCCATAGATTAACTGGCTAAATCCCCGCCCTTTCAAGGCGGTGAGTCGGGGTTCGAGTCCCCGTGGGAGTACTTATGGCAAAGAGAATACTAGATTCGATTGATATCGAAGCAGAGCGTCAGGGTTTCTTTGTTGCAAAGCATAATGCTACAATTTGCAAACCCTTTGGTTGGAACAAGGGCATTCTTAAGGAGCGCAAGATGCGCGTAGACGGAGAAAAGCGTCAAGAATGCAGAACCATCAAGCAATCTTTCAGTAGAGGTTTCTGATGCAGCGTATTTGCGATACTTGTAGCGAAGTGATTCCTCAAGCAAGAATTGAAGCACTTCCCGACACCACAACTTGCATTAAGTGTTCGCGTGTATCAAAGATGGTTGGTTTTATGGATTGGTATCATAAGACTGCACCTGAACTTGTAATGGTTTCAAGTGGTGATAAGGAAAATCTTCGACGCGCACAGCGTGTAAATGCGAGATCCCGATGAGCGAAACTCGTAATATCATTGATCACTATCATTACTGGAAGCACGATGATATTGTTGCTGATCTTGATACCAAGCGCAATAATTTTATTGTGCTTTGCAGCAATTTAGGAAATGATTTTAATATTGCTACTGTGATTCGTAATGCAAATGCATTTCTAGCAAAGTCCGTATGGATTTATGGAAATAAGCGTTATGATCGTCGCGGTACAGTAGGTACTCACAACTACACTCATTTTCAGCACTTTGGTGAAGATCAGATGTCAGATCTTATCAAGGCGATGCGCGGAATGTATGTGGTTGGTGTGGACAATGTTCAAAATGCAAAGTCAATTAGTGATTTTGCATGGCCAACAAATAAACCAGTTTTGATGATTTTTGGTCAAGAACAAATTGGTATTCCAAATAATCTTCTTGAACTTTGCGATGATATCGTGTATATTCCCCAGTATGGAAGTGTTCGCAGTCTGAATGTCGGTACTGCATCAGGAATTGCAATGTACGATTATTGTTCAAAGGTAGTCAATCATGTCAACATTTGAAGAAGAAAAAAGATCAATTGAAAGCGTTAAACGATTTCTTTATGATCTTATCAGTCCACAAGCAACGCCAAAAGTTCCTAAATATGTACGATTGCGCGCCAGACAAGTAGTAAAACATTACCCCATTTCACTTGACTTGTTCGTAGAGAAGTGGTATAATGAGATGAGTAAAGAGAATTCGTCAGAGTAAGTGATTATTGATGCTCTGTGGTGAAATGGTATCACAGGAGGCTTTGAACCTCTTTTTCTTGGTTCGAATCCAAGCGGAGCAGTTTGGGATTGTGGCGGAATCGGCATACGCAACAGACTTAAAATCTGTCGATCATTTGATCTTGTGGGTTCAAGTCCCACCAATCCCACTAACATGGCGTGGTAGCCCAATGGCAGAGGCGGCTGATTCAAAACCAGCTTAGTGTAGGTTCGACTCCTATCCGCGCTATTTAAAGTCAGAAAGCAGTGTAGGGATAACTGATACCCGTGCTGCAATCAGAGGTGGGGTGCGTATACCTCAGAAGAACGCATAGGGCTAGCATTATACTTCCCAACTCTTGATCGGGGTTGGAAAAAGGATTCAATGCCCGATTCGCTCCCTTAACTCAGCGGCTAGAGTGCTTCCTTTACACGGAAGAAGTCGATGGTTCGAATCCGTCAGGGAGTATTTCGGAGATCTTGTCGAGCTGCAGCCTCAAGATCTAGTAGTTTAGTCGATTTCGAATGTAGATTAAACAAGATAAGAGTACCCGTTGCTTATCTAAAAGTTTCACGACATCTTTTCAAAAATCGTTTTTGCGAATGTAACTCAGCGGTAGAGTCTCGGTTTTCCAAACCGATGGTCGTGGGTTCAAATCCCATCGTTCGCTTTCCTGCGTAGTTCGTTGTGTGATGATGACTAGACTTGTCTTTTGCAAGAGACAAGTGAGATAAAGGGTGCAAGCCCCTCGCTACGCTCTTCGGATGATTACCCAAGCAGCAACGGGGAGTGACTGTAAATCACTTGTCATTAGACTTCGTAGGTGCAAGTCCTTCATCATCCACTTTATGACCGCAAAAGGTACAAAACCTCCTGCAAGCAAAGATGTATTCTTGGTGAGTGATACTCACTTTGGACATCCTAATATTGTTAAGTTTGCAGCAAATGGAGTGCGAATTCGTCCGTTTGATACTCACGAACAACACGATGAAGCACTGGTTGAAAACTGGAATGCTATCGTAAAACCAAATGATAAAGTATATCATCTTGGTGATGTTTCAATTAGCAGAAAGTCTCTTGCACTTCTTGAAAAACTTCACGGTGAAAAGATTCTAATCCGTGGCAATCATGACATCTTTAAACTTGAAGATTATGCAAAGCACTTTAAGGATATTCGTTCTTTCCATGTATTGAATGGTTGTGTCCTTACTCACGCTCCACTACATACTTCTTGTCTTGAAAAGTTTGGGTGTAACATTCACGGTCACACTCACGCTAATCATGTCAAACGGATTGCTGATATTGGGGGATTGGAAAACGATCCTTCATATCTTAATGTTTGTGTAGAACACACTAACTTTTCTCCCTTGCCTCTAGACGAAGTTTTTGCTAGAATCAAGAAGCAAGGTGGTACTGTTGGAATGGTTTCACGAAGACAAGATCCTCTTGGTTGGTTGGGGTGATAGCTCAATTGGGAGAGCGATGCCTTTGCAAGGCATAGGTTAGGGGTTCGATCCCCCTTCACTCCATTTATGGTTAATACGCTTAGATACAAAATCTTAAAAGAGACTACAGAAAATGCCATTCGTAGGTACTCTGAAACAACATACGCAGCAGCTTGGTTAAATTTGGTAGAGCATGAAGTTTACTATCAGATTAAACTAAATGATTGGCAGTATGTTAATAATTTTTATACAACACTAGAAGTACAGTGTATGCGCGATCTCATTAGAGAAGGAATGTGGGTTAAGTGGGTTGATGGTGAGGTTAGATTGTGTAGATGTGGATTGAAACACATGGGAACTCCTTTTGAACTGGATGAGTACGCAGACTATGATAATCATGTAAATGGCGCAGACTAAATAACTTTGATATTGTTGATCTTTGTGGACTACTCAACTGCACGGGGGTTCGAATCCCCCCGACTCCATTTAAAAACTTACGGGGTCGAACGGAATCGACAGGGAGATGCGAGCAATAGGGAGATATCCGAGAGGTCGTTGACAACCCTCGTTAAATGCCAATGTTGACAACTATAATTGCCGCACCTATGGCAATGGCTGCTTGAAGCAGTGGGGAATGGTTCACCCGCGACTGAACGAACCCAACCTCCAGCAATGGGGGTTGTTTTTTTATACATATAGGCATCACTCTTTATTATGGATGTAGTAACCATTAGTAAAGGAATACCATGCAGCACAATTCAAACGATATGAATGCGATAGAAGCATTTTTGATTCGTTATGGTATAGACATCGGATTTTTGGTGTCTGGATTTTTTGGTGCATTACTTCTAGTAAGTAAAAATTCTGCACAAAAACTTAGTACAACTATAGCATCTATATTGGCAGGAACCGCGTGTGCAAATTATCTCACACCCGTGGTTATGTCTATTTTACCCCAAGGCGTTCAGACAAACGGAAAATACGCCGTTGCGTTTGTAATGGGTTTCATGGGTTTAAAGGGATTAGAATTAATTCTTGAAAAGTGGTTTAATAAAAATATAAAAGATGTTGAAAAGGTGGTTGTGAAAAAACCAAAGTCTCGTCGCAAAAAAATTAAAAAGGGTTGATCATGCAAGAATATACAATGCTAATTAATTTTGTTGCAAATTTAATATTAACATTATCCTTTACCGCATTTATTATTTTTATATTCGGTAGGGCAGACAGTAGATTGAATGAGATGACTTGGTATAAAACTTTACCAGTAAAAGCAGGATTAGGATTTTGCACTGCTGGATCTTTGTTCAACGCACTTACATTTAGCAATCCTGATTTGGCACAGGTATGTTTAAATGCAGGATTAGCAATGGTATTTGCTTGGGCAGCATATTTTCATTATGTTGAATTTGTTTGCGTAAAGAAAACAAAAGTTAAAACAAAAAGAAAAATTAAACGCAAAGTATAAATACCTGTATAATCTTTTACCATGATGTCTGTGATTTTTAATGTCTAGCCCAGTGGAGTCAACATCTATGTTTTCACCCGAACTAATTAGTATGGTAGGTGGTGGAGTCACAGGATTCCTTTTTCGATACATGGCTCAAAAGAGTCAAGATCAAAAGGAAATGTTTAATCAACTTATCCAAGCAAATCTACAGACAACCGCAAATCAAGATAAAGCAGTACAAAGAGTTTCGATAGATGCTGGTAAATTTGTAAGACGAATTGTAGTACTTACTGTTTTGTTTGGTGCATTTGCCGCTCCCTTTATTTTACCATTTTTTGGTGTGCCGACTTTTATAGAAGTTGATGTCAAAAATCCAGAAGCATTATTTGGTTTGATTCCAGAAACAGGAAGAAAAGCATTTGTTGAAATAAACGGATTCTTTTGGACATCTGAAAATAGACAAGTGTTACTGAGTATAGTTGGATTTTACTTTGGATCTGCCGCGGCAAATAATAAATCATAAGGATAATAATGAAATATTTAATGCTCTTGACGATGTTTTTTGTGAGTTGCACAACACCTCAGATTATTCCAGATAACACTGGTGATAATGTTGTAATGATGCAATTAAAAGATAATATACTCCAAGAAGGTCCGATAAAGCCTTCATATGGGTGGGTATTTTGGTATGTCCCTGTTACAATAATTATTATTATGTGGGGTTATCGTGAGTTAATTAAAAAACCAATACCAAAACAATGTGTTGATAAAAAGACAGGTGAGATAGTTCTTGAAGAAAAAACATCGACAGCGACAAACAATCAAGAACCACCAAAGGTTTAACAGGGGATAACACCCCGAAGGAGTTGGGGTGGCACACTACAAGGCACATTATAGTGTTTTGAAAAAGAGTTCAAAGTACTCCATATATCTTGCTCACTTTCAAAACTTACCCATATATGATGTTGACTTTGAATGTAAAAAAGAATCAGACGATATAATGAATTTTTATTTGTTCAGTGACACCATCGAAGCATTTAACGATGCAATTGAGTGGTTGGAAGAATCTGTAGGATTGGAACCGTATAAAACAGAGTGGTTTGAAAAGGATAAATAATGAAGCGGAGAATTATATGCAAAAAGACTACAGATTTATAAAAGAACAATCAGAACAGGATTACGCTCAAAACTTTGAGGATCCCAATGCATCTCGTCAAGAGAAGATAATAAGACACTCATTGCGTAAAAAAAGAGCGGATATTACTCGCGCTCTTAACTATAATCGTGATCTTTTTATTCGACATGTAATTACTCGTATGGATGTTCTTGCTCCGCTTATTAATAAAAGACTATACGAAGTAACCGTAGGTGATTTAACCGCGCTATTTGACAGAGGTATTGATTACATTCGTCAA